ACAAACAAAAGAGTCACTAAACTTGAGGAAGAACTCAAGGCTGTGACAGAGAAGGAGAAGCCAAGTGCCAGTAAAAAAAGACCCAAGGCTAGCTAGGGCAGGCGTAGAGGGGTTCAATAAGCCAAAGAGAACCCCTAGCCACCCTAAGAAATCTCATGTAGTAGTCGCCAAGGAAGGTGACAAGATTAAGACAATCCGATTCGGTGAGCAAGGAGCTAAGACCGCAGGTAAACCTAAAGCAGGTGAGTCGGATAAGATGAAGAAGAAACGTGCTAGTTTTAAAGCCAGACATGGTAAGAACATAGCTAAAGGTAAAATGTCAGCGGCTTTTTGGGCTGATAAAGTTAAATGGTAATAGGAGAATAGATATGCCCGGATATTCAATGAAACCTAAAAGTAAAGCCAAGCCTAAATCAATGCCTAAGCCTAAGCGCGGCTCAAGAGCAGCTAAGAACAAAAAGAACAAGATGAGTGTCCGTAGTGGTTACTAAGAAGAAATCCACAGTCAACTCAGCAGGTAACTACACCAAGCCTACCATGCGTAAGAACCTCTTTAACAGGATTAAGGCAGGTACTAAGGGCGGTAAGGCAGGACAATGGTCTGCAAGGAAGGCACAGATGTTAGCCAAGGAGTACAAGGCTAAAGGCGGAGGATACAAATGAAAGGCGTAAATCACTATAAGAAAGACGGTACTGTCCATAAAGGTGGTAGCCATAAGATGTCTGATGGTTCTCTGCACTCAGGGAAGACACACGGGAAAACAAGTGTACCTTTATTTCATTTTGGAGAGCTGTCAGATAAGGCTAAGAAAAAGGCTAGACAATCATGGCGCTAAAAAAGACACAGAAGTCTTTGAAGAAGTGGACTGACCAGAAGTGGACTACAGCTAGTGGCAAGAAGTCCTCGGAGACTGGTGAGGTATACGCTCCTAAGAAGACAATAGCAAAGCTAAAGTCCACTGCGGCAGGTAAGAAGAAGCTCGCGGCGGCTAACAAGAAGAAGAGACAAGCCACGGCTAAAGGCAAGCAACACGCCAAGCATGGTTTACACAAAGGTAAAAAAAGATAAAATAGTTCTTGACTTTTGCTTCAATATATGTTATAATACTACTATAGTATGCTTAAGTATACTTTAACTTGTACTTTAACTTATAACAAACTGTCCTTTAGGGAGAAACAGTTAATGACTGAAACAGATAAAGAATTAGAAAAATACTACGAAGATATGCTTACTACGTTTCGTACAGCAGGTTGGAAGACTTTAACGGAAGACCTACAAACAAACGCAGAAGGTATTAATAACGTAGAGTCAACTAAAGATGACAAAGACCTTTACTTCCGTAAGGGACAACTTTACGTCATCGCTACGTTGCTAAACTTAGAAGAACACGTCCGTGACTCATACGACCGACTAGGGGAAGACCCCGATGCCGCTCTTTGATTTTAAATGTGATAATGGACATACTGACGAACGATTCGTTAGTAGTGACACTAAAGAAGTAGATTGCACTGAGTGTGGTCTTAAAGCAGTAAAACAGCTATCTTCTTTCGGGACTTGGACAGAAAAACATAACGGAACATCGTCTGACAACTGGGTCAAGAAACGAGAACAAAAGATGGCTAATGAACGTAAGGCAAATTCATAATGGTGTATGAACCCTTACATAATATAAACCTCCATAATACTAAAAGGTACGGAGTTTAATAATGGCAAAACTATTACCGGACGAGCGTCCAGAAGAACAAGATGATACTGAAGTAACCAACATTGAAGAGATGGGAACTCTAACAGAGTCAACCCCAGAGCCTCAAGATGACATCCCTGAGAAGTACCAAGGAAAGTCAACCGCTGAGATTGTAAGGATGCACCAAGAAGCTGAGAAGCTCTTAGGAAAGCAAAGCGGAGAAGTAGGGGAGTTACGTTCAGTAGTTGATTCTTACATCCAGACACAACTCGACACAACACCTACACACGCACCAACTGAGCAAGAAGACGTAGATATTGATTTCTTTTCTGAGCCAGAGAAGGCCGTGGAAAGAGCTATTGCGAATCATCCTTCAATTAAGAAGGCAGAAGCAGCTAATCTAAACAATGTACGTACTACTGCACTTGAACAATTGAAATCACGTCATCCTGACATGAATGATATTATACAAGACGGTAAGTTTGTTGAATGGATTAAAAGCTCTAAGATTAGAACGCAGCTCTTTGCACAAGCAGACCGACAGTATGACTATGAAGCCGCAGACGAACTCTTCTCCAACTGGAAAGACCGTCAAGGCGTTGTAGCTCAAACTGCTGCTGCTGAAAAGGACACAAGAAAAGCCGCTGTTAGAACCGCTTCCACAGGCAGCACTAAAGGAACTGGAGAACAGCGAGCGAGAAAGATATATCGTCGCTCAGACATTATTAAGCTAATGCAGGACGACCCTGACCGGTATCTCGCACTGTCTGACGAAATCACACAGGCGTATGCCGAGAAGAGAGTCCGCTAACTAAACTCTTTTTATTATAAGGTATATATAACATGACTGATTCAACATATCCCAACATGAGCGGTGCGGTAGACAATACTTCTGCCGCTACTTTTATCCCAGAAATCTGGAGTGACGAAGTTGTTGCCGCATACAAGTCTAATCTTGTACTGGCTAACCTAGTTAAGTCTCTGGGCATGACCGGTAAGAAAGGTGACGTAGTTCACATTCCTAAGCCTGTCCGTGGCTCTGCTCACGCTAAAGCCGAAGGAACTGCTGTAACCATCCAGAACGCTACTGAGGGTGAAGTACAGGTTGCTATCGACAAGCACTTCGAATACTCACGTATGATTGAAGACATTACTGAAACTCAGGCTCTTGCTTCTTTACGTCAGTTCTACACTGGCGACGCAGGTTACGCTCTGGCTAAGCAGGTTGATACTGACCTTCTTGACCTTGGTAAGTCTCTGGGTAACGGCGATGGCTCTTCTTGGGTCAATAACGCTTCTTACTACTTGGACGCAACCAGTGGTCTGACTGCTTACGCGGCTGACACTGTTGCCGCCGCTGACGTATTTACTGATGAAGGCTTCCGCGCTTTGATTCAGAAGATGGATGATGCGGACGTTCCTATGGACAACCGTTGCTTCGTAGTTCCACCTTCACTGCGTAACGCTATCATGGGCATTGACCGCTACCAGTCTTCTGACTTCGTAGATGGCAAAGGTGTTCAGAACGGTCAGATTGGTACTCTGTACGGCATTGACGTATTTGTATCAACTAACTGTCCTATCATCGAAACTGCCGCTCAGAACAGCGCAGGTGGTCAGATTCGTTCAGCACAGCTTCTGCACAAGGACACTTACGTTCTGGCAGAACAGCAGGGCGTTCGTTCACAGACTCAGTACAAGCAGGAGTTCCTTGGAACCTTGTACACTGCTGATACTCTGTACGGCACTAAAGTTCTGCGTCCAGATGCAGGCTTCTCTCTGGCTGTAAATGGCTAAGTAACAAACTGGGGGCATCCATAAGGGTGCCTCCTTTTACTTTCGGGTCTTCGCACCTTTCTATCTTTACATAGGAAAATTATCATGTCAAAACTAGCAATTGATTCAAATGCAAAACCAATTCAAGCTCTTCGCCCTTCCGCCGCTACGCGCGTGCTTTCTATTTCAGGCACTGCCAATTCCGGTGCCGCCTTTGCCGATAACGTCCGTGTTGCTCGTGTTGTAGCAACTACTGATTGTTTTTATCGTTTAGTTCCTGTCGGCGGAAACGCAACCGTCAATAACGCTTTCCTGCCTGCTAACACTATTGAATATATCCACATTTTAGAAGACGATACAGTTTCCCTAATTACGTCTGGTGGTACTGGTACTGCTTACGTAACAGCGATGATTTAAGTCATGTTAGGCTCAAGTGTAAACAGACTAGGTGTAACTAACACCAACCAATTCAACCCTTCTGTTTTGTTTGCTCAAGGTGAAGAGGGTGCTTGGTATGACCCTTCTGACTTATCCTCAATGTTTCAAGCTGACCAGACTACTCCCGCAGTCCAAGGACAGGCCGTAGGTAAGATACTAGATAAGTCAGGTAACGGACATCACCTAGTACAAACAAACTCGGATAAATGCCCTATACTACGTGTAGACGACTTAGGTAATTTTTGTTTAGACTTCACAACAGACGACGGTATGCGTTCTACGGATGACTTTCTTTTTGCTGACAATAATGTTACAGATATGTCTTTGTTTGCAGGCTGTCGTAAGGAAAGCTCAGGAATTAACCAAACCATTATGGAACTCTCTAATAACTTAGGTAGTCAAAAAGGTTGTTTTAGAATATTATGCACTTCAGGGGAACTGTGGCGTGTTATTCAAAAAGGCGGTTTTGGTGACGGAGAAACAGCAGTAGCTAATACTTTACAGAGTTCTTCGGTAGGTACTCCTAATCGAAGTGTCTTATCGAGTATAGCAAGCATAACTGCCCCTTCACATAGCTTTAAACGTAATGGTGCTGTTGTTAATAGTAATACAGGTTCTCTAGGCACAGGAACTTTTGGTAACCATGTACTTAATGTAGGCGCACGTTCCAACGGTTTGTCAGCTAATCTTGACGGTAAAATATACGGTATTATTGTTAGAGGCGCTTTGACTGACGCTGATACACGTATAAAGGTTGACAAGTATTTGGGCTTTAAATCAGGAGTAAGTATCTAATGAGTACATTTGCAACTGTTATTGTAACTAAAGCTAACTTAGCAACGGCTCAAGAACTTACTTCTCCTAACCAATTTACTACTGAGCTAAAGAAAGGCTTTAGTAAATACTATATCAGTTCTGGCTACTTTAACCAAGAACATTACGACGCTCTTTTGTCTAGTGATATTTTACATACTTTTATTACTGACGACACAGAACGACCCACTAAAACAATTGCAGACCTCGGCATGACCGTTGTTACTGTAGAAGACTAAAGGGACTTATCATGGTAGAGGAGACTAAAGAAGCATTGGACGTTGTAGCTGTTTCAACAGGTATACTTTCATTAGCGGCGTGGCTACCACCTATCGCGTCATTGTTTACAATCATCTGGATGGGTTTACGTATCTGGGAATCAGACACAGTTATGGAACTTAGAGGAAGAAAATAATGTCAATACTCACGTCGCTAATACAACCTGTAACAAAGCTGTTGGACAAGGTAATCCCTGACGCTGATACTAAGATGCAGATAGCGCGTGAGATTGCTGTTATGGCCGACACCCACGCACACCAACTAGCAGAAGCACAGATAGAGGTAAACAAAACTGAAGCGCAGAGTAAGGACTTATTTGTCGCAGGTTGGCGACCCGCTGTGGGTTGGACTTGTTGCCTTGGAATGGCGGGTAACTTCCTTGTTATTCCGATGGCAAACTTTGCGCTTGCTCTATCCAGTTCTTCAATCGTTATTCCCCTTATAGACTTGTCAACTATGTTGCCTGTCCTTATGGGGATGCTTGGGTTAGGTACGTTGCGTACATACGAAAAGACAAAGGGAGTTAAGTAATGGCTTTACCTAAACCAAACCCCAGTACATATAGAGGTGGTTCTACTAGCGGTACTTATAAACAGGACTTACTAAACTGGGAAAACTCTCAACAACCCGCTGTAGCGCCTATGGTAGAACCTGTGGGCAGGGAAGAAATAGTTAGTCTTGCTAGTGCGTTCGACCAACCAGAAAACGATGTCTTTGCCTTAGACTCTGCTCCTACTGTTGATAACTATGGGGCGGGTTCAGGATACCGAGGGGAGCCTACTACTGTTGCTCCTGTTGCTCCTGTTGCTCCTGTTGTGTCTTCTGACCCCTTTGCTGACTTTAGTAGAATATCAGCAGGTGGTAAGGACATTACAGCTGAGTACAGCGATGACCCTTCAACCTATGAAGATACGTTGACTGCGGGGGACATCCCTTATATGCAATACAGCGACGAAGCATTAGCAAATGTTAATTTTATGACCCCCACTGACGAACAGTTTACAGGCAATACTTTTGGTGGTCGTTTAATCAGTGGAGATACCGAAGAATACGACACTACCTATTCCTACAACAATATGCTTAGTAGAGGTATTGACGAGCAGACAGCTCAGGATTGGTTAAACAAAGGTGGAACAGCTCAAGAAGCTAACGATATTATTGCTGATAAGTTTTTAAATCAAAAAGAACAATTTACAGCCGCTTTAGATACTTTTAAAGAACAGGGTAACGTAGGTGAGTTTACAAACCAATGGAAACAAACAGATTTTGGAGGTAAGGTAGCTTATCTAAATAACTTACAGGAAAGCGGAGAGCTTGATAAAGAAACCTATGAAAAGGCTTGGAGAGACGAGTGGAACTTAAGTCAACGAGATAATCCAAGACCTACTTATATTGTTGAAATGCAAGCGCCTAGGGATTGGGACGAAGGGGATTCAATCTATAACCCTGAAGGAACAAAGAAGTATAAAGCAGGCGATACAATATATGTAACGTATCAGCCTGAAGGTATTGACCCTGCAAACAACTTAGGTGTACTACAGGATTCGTCTTACTACCCTAACACAAACACTAAGGGATTAGAACTACAGTATTACGACAACGTCGGCCCTAAAACAACGAATTTGTCTCCACCTTCCCAGTGGATGTCGTTTAGAGAGGAGTTTTTAAAACCCGGCTTACGTATGACTCTTGCTGCCCTTTCAGGAGGAATGTCTGAAGCAGCTTATGTAGCCGCTAGAGGTCTTTCAGGTGAAACACTAAAAGGTGAAGATTGGGCAACATTAGCTATGGCAGGCGCTAACCTGTCAGGATTAACTTCTCCTCCGACCGAGGTAAATCCGGCAGGTGTGGGTATTGGGGGACTTTCCTACGGACAGACTCAAGGGTTAATAAATGCCGTGGGTACAGGCGACCCTACCGATTATCTTATAAGCGAGTTTGGTGGAGACATTATAAACAAGACACTAGATAAGTTAGGCATTAACTCTAAAAATCTGTCACCCGAAGTTTTGTCAGGTATAGGAAGAACAGTAGATAAACTGCTTTTAGGTGAAGACTTTGATGATGCTGTGGAATCCGGCGTGGGTGAGTGGGCAAGAGAGTCAGGTATTGGGGACGAGCTAGAGGGAACGCTTAGAACAGTAGGTAGAGATTTTGATAAAAAATACTTACAGCCTCTTAAAGAAGCATTACCTGAAGGTGTAGATTTTCCTGACACCCCTGAAGGTATCAAAGGAATTGAAGATACAGCTAAAAAGATAGCCTCTGGTGTAGCAGACGCAGCAGAGCCTTTTAAAGACCCTTTACAGGACGTTGGAAGGTTTATTGATGATAAACTACTACAGCCTGCTAAAGACGCTTTACTAGACGCAGGGAGTGCTATGCTGACAGGTACAGCAAGCAGACAAGGTACGGTAAGCAGACAAGCACCATCAAAAACACGCACTACGGATAGTTTGTTTAGTAGTGAGTTGTTTCAGTTCTCGCCTGTTGAGTTTACTAACGTAGAACGTACAGCAATCCCAGAGCAGACAGCACAGGTAGCGGATAAAGAAGAAGAAGTAGTGGATTTGTTTTCAAGTCCTTTCACTAGCTCACTTGATAGGTATACAGTGTAATGACATATTTACAAGCAGTAAACAAAGTACTGCGGAGACTGAGAGAAAACACAGTTAGTTCCGTAGATGAGACTCTCTACTCTCGATTGATAGGGGAGTTTATAAACGACGCTAACCGCATGGTGGAAGATGCTTGGGATTGGTCGAGCTTGCGAGAGACTAAAGTAGTAACTACAGTGACTGACCAACCTAACTACAGCATCCCAGATGTTAGTACAGCGTTTAAGACACTAAACGTAACTAACTCAACTCAAAAGTCTTTTGTGGAGTTAGGGACTCAAGTTGAGTTACAGGAAAATCTTTATGTTAATCCGGCTAACGCATCCGTTCCTTCATATTACGTTTACACAGGGTTTAACTCGGTAAACAACGGTGTTGATTTTAGTTTATACCCTGCACCTGATAAAGTATATACTTTACAGTTTAATATTGTAGCCAGAACTGACGAACTAACTAACGACACTCAGGGACTAAAAGTTCCTAGTCTGCCTGTTGTTCAGTTGGCGCACGCTATGGCTGTAGAGGAGCGTGGAGAGACTGGTGGAACTACTGCTGCAATGCTTACGGGTGTTGCTAAGTCTTCCTTGTCTGATGCTATTTCTTTTGATGCTGCGAGGTTCCCAACTGAAACAGTGTGGTGCGACGTATGAGCCAACAAAGACTACAGAACTTAGCAGTATCGGCTCCTGCTTTCTTTGGCATTAACACTGAGGATTCTCCTATTGGGATGAACCCTAACTTTGCTGATATTGCCGATAACTGTGTTATTGACCAGAAGGGTCGTATCGGTGCTAGAGAGGGTTGGATTGAAGTATCTACTAATGATGTATTAGGGTCTAGTCGTGGTATTGAGGCTGTGTTTGAGTTTACCGCTTTTGATGGAACAGTGACAGTATTCTCTGCCGGTAACAATAAGATATTCACAGGGACAACCACCCTAACCGAAGTAACACTGCCCGGTGGGTACTCTATTTCAGCAAACAACTGGAAGATAGTATCATTTAACAACGATGTATACTTCTTCCAAACAGGCCACGCGCCTTTAAGGTCGGCAGCGGGAAGTACAACCCTCGCTACAATTTCTGGTGCGCCACAAGCTAACGAGGTGTTGTCAGCGTTTGGTCGTCTTTGGGCGGCTGATGTAGCAGGAGACAAACATACTATACACGTCACTAGCTTACTAGACGGCACACAGTGGTCAGGAGGAAGTAGCTTTTCCATAGACATTACTCAGTTCTGGCCTGAAGGTTATGACGAGATTGTAGCGTTGACAGAGCATAACGGTTTGTTTATTGTTCTCGGTAAACACTCTATGTTAATTTACGATGGGGCGCAAGGTGGTGCAGGTTCTGCTTCTACAGGTACTCCTGCTTCCGCAGACACTACTATCTTCCTAAAGGACACTGTAGAGGGCGTAGGCTGCATTGAGAGGGACTCTGTACAGGCTACTGGTAACGACGTACTGTTCCTATCTAATCGCGGTGTAATGAGCTTAGGGAGGCTTATACAGGAGAAGTCGCTGCCTTTACGTGATGTCAGTAAGAATGTACGTACTGACCTTATGGGGTACATGACTGCTGAGACATTACCTGTTAAAAGTCTCTACAGCCCTGACCATGCTTTTTACTTGCTAACTTTTCCTACTAGCAATGTTGTTTATTGTTTTGACGTTAGAACGCCTTTAGAAGACGGCTCGTTTAGAGCTACTACTTGGTCATCTTTAAAGCCAGTTAGTTTTACTAATATAACGGATGACGGTTTTTACATCGGTTTAGAATCTGGGATTGCTAAGTATGGTGGCTATTTAGACGGTACAGCTGCTTACAAGATGTCTTACTTCAGCAACCCAATTAACTGGGGCAACACTACAAACTTAAAGTTTCTAAAGAAGTTTAACATCACAGTTATCGGAGGAAACGATACTGGATACACACTAAGTTGGAGTTACGACTATAGTGAGAATTACACTAAACAAGTGTTTGACTTCTCAACCGGAACTACAGCAGAGTTTAATAGCAGCGAATACAATACATCAGCCGAGTACGCAGGCGGTGTCTTTGTAAACAAAGGTTCAGTACACACTAACGGCTCTGGAGTGTCAGCCAGTATCGGCGTTGAGTCTACTATTAACGGTAATCCATTTTCTATACAAACTATTGACATACACGCGCTACTTGGGAGACTTATTTAAATGTCCAACTATACACAGATAACAAACTTTACAGCTAAGGACAGCCTACCGGCAGGCAACGCAGCTAAAAAAGTAAAAGGTGTTGACTTTGATGGTGAGTTTGCAGCCATCAGTACAGCTATAACATCTAAAGCCGACACAGCAGGTGCTACCCTCACAGGCAACCTTAACTTTAACGACGACATTCGCGCTCGTTTTGGTACTGACGCTGACTTGCAAGTTTACCACGACGGGACTAACAGTTTTATTAAAGACTCGGGTACGGGTAATTTAAAAGTCTTAACTTCTAGTTTCTTAGTTAAGAACCAAGCTGATAATGAGGTTATTCTTAAAGGAACCCCTGACGGCAGTGTTGACCTCTATTACAACAACGGTAAAAAGTTTGAGACAACTGCGACAGGTGCTAAAGTTACAGGCGCTCTGGTTTCGAGTTCTAAAGTAGGCATCGGTGTTGACACGCCTTTAAAACCTCTTCACATCTTCAATGCGACGACTGACGTTGTTGCGCGTATAGAATCAGGAGATGAAACAGCGGGTTTAGAACTTATAGACGCAACTACTACAGCGCAAGTTAAAGTAGCCAACGGTTTAATGACTATTGGTACAGACACTTCAGACGCTGTTGCTGATTCGGCTATAAGTCTTCGTGTAGACGCTGTTGAAAAAGTAAGAATTGAAGATGATTCAGTTATTATTAAGGACAACGCAAGAGTCAATGACAATTTATTAATGTCTTTCGGTACTGGCATTGATATGTCAGTTAGTCATGTAACCGCTACCAATACAAATACAATTCAGAACAACAACAGCCGACCTATGGTGTTTAATGGTGTTTCCTTTGTTTTTCAGAACCAAGGTGCTAACGAAAAGCTAATGGAGATGACGGCTAACGGTAACGTAGAGCTGTATCAAAACAATAGCAAGAAGTTTGAAACAGTAACTACCGGTGTACAAGTAACAGGTGAGACCAATACAAACAGCTTAATTGTGGACAGAGCTACTACTGGTATTATTACTCAATTTAAATCAAACGGTTCGCTTGCAGGCGCTGTACGTACTACTACTTCAAACGGTATAAGCGACATTACGTTAGGGTCAGGAAGTGTAGGTGTTCGTTTTGTTAATGCCGCTGGTGGTTCAATTGCTAACATTTCACCAACGAGCGTTACAACCAATGGCGCACAGGATGACCTAATTGACTTGGGTCGTGCAAGTGCTAGATGGGATAACATATACGCAACCAATGGTACAATTAACACTTCTGATGCTAACGACAAGCAAAGCATTGAGGAGCTAACTGAAGCAGAGACTCGTGTAGCTCAGGCTTGTAAAGGGTTGGTACGTAAGTTTAAGTGGAACTCAGCAGTAGAGAAGAAAGGCAGTGAAGCTCGGTATCACTTTGGTGTTATCGCTCAGGACGTACAGTCAGCTTTTGAAGTTGAAGGTCTTGACGCAGGGGACTATGGTGTCTTTGTTAGTTCAACTTGGGAAGATGAAGAAGGTGTAGAACAAACAAGACTTGGTGTACGTTACACTGAGCTATTAGCATTCATTATCGGAGGACTGTAATATGTCGCAAATGCCCTTTAACCGTCAAGGCCGTGGCGGTCTTCAGTATAATACTAACCAGACGCGTATGTCTGACACACCGCGAGAGCCTTTTTACCGCCCTGACCCTAGCGGTCTTTTGTATAATACTAACCAGACGCGTATGTCTAACACGTCGCAAATGCCGTTAGACCCTAATATGCCTACTAATCCTTTGTTTGGTGGTGGGATTTCAGACCTTAGTTCTGTTGACTTGTCTAGGTTGGGCGGCATAGCACCTCCAGTGGACTTTTTAACAGGCGGTATTGACAACTTTAACTATGATTTTAATAATACAGGGATGACAGGAGGAGGCGGGGGAGGCGCTACGCCACCTATTCAACCTGACGCTCCTGCTAATAATGTTGGTTTTAATCCTGCCGGTATAGGAGAGACTCTTCTTTCGTACTACCAGAGTCAACGGAACAAAGATTCAGCAAGAGCAGCCGGTGAATTAGCAATGAGGCAGGGCGCGAACGTAGGACAGACCGCTGCTGACATGGCATCCTTTAAGCCTTACACAGTGACTGGTTCTTTAGCTTCAGGCGCTACTACTGCCGAAGGCGGTTTAGACTTACAACTGTCTCCTGAAGAACTAGCGCGACAGCAGGCTAGGTTTGAACAGGCAGAGGGTTTATTTGGTCGTGTAGGTGTTGACCCTTCAGCGGCACAACGTGACCTCTACGAACAGATTAGAGCAACTCAAAGACCTGAAGAAGAGCGTACTCGTTTAGCTATGCAGCAAGGTCTATTCTCCAGTGGTCGTGGAGGTGTATCTCAGGGACAATATGGTGGTTCTAGCGCCGAACAGTTTGGTTTTGACTTAGCACAAGCTGAAGCACGTAATAAAGCTGCACTGGCTGCACGTACTCAGGTTATGAGCGAACAAGAACAAGCCCTGAACATGGCAAATAAACTTACAGCTTTGGGCTATACACCACAAGAACAAGCTATTGGTTTGTTTGGTGCAGGCAACGCTCCCGCAGGTTATGCGGATGCAGCACGTAGACAAGCAGGTGGTCTGTACGGCACCGCAGCTATACAGGGTTTAGAAGGTCTGTTACAGGGTGAGAAACTAGCACAGGAGTTGGCACGAGA